AGAAGAATGAAAGAAATGTTTACGATTGGTGGCACTGGTGTTAATGTACACAAGTACCTCGGTATTGCTAGTCAAGGCGGTAGTGACCCCAGTCAACCAAATCAAACTACACCTGATCTACTAGGGATACAGGATTTTTTATTTTTAGAAAATAGAGATAGAATATATGACCAAGACGTATATAATCTTCGTGGCATTTACAGTGTAAGTGATACAGACTTTGATTTATCTCAGTTTGGTTTGTTCCTTGCTAACGATACACTTTTTATAACATTCCATGAAAATGATATGGTTAATAGCCTAGGACGCAAACTAATGAGTGGTGACGTAATTGAATTACCACATCTGACAGACTTTGCAGCATTGGACGAAAGTGTAGAACTGAGTCTTAAACGTTACTATGTAGTACAAGAAGGAAGTCGCCCCAGTGAAGGATTTAGTCCTACTTGGTGGGGACACCTGTGGCGTATTAAGTGTACACCACTGGTAGATGCACAAGAATACAATGATATACTTAATATAATACAAGAAGATGCAGACGGAAATCCAACCGAAAGTACACTTCGTGACTTGCTAAGTACCTATAACAAAGAACTAGAGATAACAAATAAAGTTGTTGCTGCCGCTGAAAAAGAAGTACCTGAGAGCGGTTATGACACAAGCCAGTACTATATTGTACCTACAGACCCCACAGGCAACCCGCTTGAGCCCAAGGGGGTTAATGCTGATAATACAGCACTAAATGCAGATAACACAAACGCAACTGCAGATGCAAGACGTATTACACCACAAAATGCTAACGCTTACAGTGGTTATCTAGTAGGCGATGGTCTAGCACCAAATGGCGAACCAATTAGTATGGGCACAAGTTTTCCAAGTGATAGCCAAGAAGGTGACTTTATATTACGATTAGACTTTTTACCTAATAGACTGTTTAGATACAGCGGCAATCGTTGGATTAAAGTAGAAGATGATGTACGCAGTAAACTTACACCAGGCACAGGAAATACACAGCGAGACGGATTTATCAATAACACAAGCACGTTTACTGCAGATGATAATACTACTGCAACAAGTAGACAGTCACTTAGTGATGCACTGAAACCTAGAGAAGATTAATGCCACAACAATTCTTTTATGATGAACAGATAAGACGTTTTCTATTGCAGTTTATTCGTGCGTTTAGCAACTTTCAGGTTGAGTATGGCAAGGATCGCACAGGCAACACTACACTTACAACTGTACCAGTTAAGTATGGTGATAGTACCCGTATGGTTAGTAGTATTATTCGTGAAAACAGTGAGAACAAAATTATACCTACTCCTATGATTAGTTGCTATATAGGTGGTTTAGAGTATAACGCAGAACGTAGACAGGATCCTAGTTTTATAGATAAAAAACATATTCGTATGCGCAAATTTGACGTAAACACAAACGAATATACTACACAACAGGGCAATGCATTTACAATAGAACGCATGATGCCTGTACCTTATACACTACAAATGAATGTAGATATTTGGACTAGTAATACTAACCAAAAACTACAACTGCTGGAACAAATACTTGTTTTGTTTAATCCTGCACTTGAAATACAAAGCACTGACAACTATTTAGACTGGACAAGTTTAAGTTATATTGAACTTGCAAATGTACAATTTAGTAGTAGAAGTGTTCCAGTTGGTGTTGATGAACAAATTGATATTGCAACACTACAGTTTACAGTTCCTATCTATCTTAGTGCGCCTGCTAAAGTTAAAAAACTTGGTGTCATTAACAAGATTGTTGCAAGTATCTATGACGATCAAGGCGGCATTGCTGATGGCGTTATTGATGGACAAATACTACTAGGTGAGCGTATGAAATTTACGCCAATGAACTTTGGTATAATTGTATTGGGTAACACAATACAAATATTGGATCGTAGCGAAACAACCACAAACAAAGTTGACTATACACCACTAAATGATCCTCCAACAAAAGTAGGTACAGATGATATTAGTTGGGCTGCACTTGTTAATCAATATGGAGAATTGCAACCTGGACTTAGTCAAATACGTTTGGAAACAGGCGGTAGTGCAGAGATAATTGGCACAGTAGCCTTCCATCCAAGTGATCCACATAAACTACTATTCACTGTACAAAGTGATACAATACCAACAAACGATCTACCTTCAATTACAAAGATTATTAATCCTCTGCGCAATGCACCTGATGCAGGACTTGCAACGGCAGCACAAGGACAACGTTATCTTATACTTAATGCTATAGGAGATTCTGATAATACAGATGGTCCTGACGCTTGGGGTAGTTTAGTTGCGGAAGCAAATGATATAATAGAATATAACGGTAATGACTGGCAAGTAGCATTTGACAGTAGTGTTCAATCGGGTGTTCACTATCTTACAAATAGTAACACTAGTATACAATACAAGTATACAGGAAGCGAATGGGTTAAGTCCTATGAAGGCGAATATCGAGCAGGCGACTGGAGTCTTGTTATCTAACGCAAGTGTTGGAGCCTTATTTTTAAGTAAATCTACTAGTAGATATATGTTTGTACTGCGTAACGGAGCGCGGTATAATAGCATGTGGGCTTTTGTTGGAGGCAAGGTTGAAAAAAATGAAACAGAATATGGCGCACTACAGCGTGAAATACAAGAAGAAATAGGATTTATGCCACTTGTTCTTAAAACTATTCCAGTAGAAAAATTTACTAACAGTAAAAATAATTTTACATATAGCACATACGTCTGTGTTGTAGAAGAAGAATTTATACCTAAACTAAACAATGAACACAAAGGGTATGCTTGGAGCAAACTAGATAGTTGGCCCAAACCACTGCATCCAGGAGTGTTTACAACATTTCAGATATCTGAAATTGTAACTAAGATTAAGACTATTGAGGAACTAATGTGTACTTGATGGCAATGAATTGAAATACAATTTGCCGTTGTCTATAGTCTCTCCACAACTCCAATCGCAGTAAATATATTTATCGCTTTATTTTGTATAGGCGCCTTTGATGTACTCTATACGAGCAGTGCTTACTGCGGCTGTGCCAGTTTCAATAAACAAACATAATCTCATATTAGAATCATCTGGTATACCTGCTGCGGTTGTGTATGTATGTACTAATGCCATATCGCCTGGAGTTACTGTGGTAGCAACTTTGTTGGCATAAAACTTAATAGCAGTGCCGTCCCAGTGAATACCGAGACTTAATACACTAAGATCTGCATCATACGTTTGCGCTGTATCAAGTGCTGTTGAAATTGTGCCGCCACTATTTTTAGTTGCAGCAAAGGTTACAGCATCAGCATTGTGCGCTGCTTTTACAAAACCAACGCGATCTGTTCCTGCTCCTGCAGCGGTAAGATGAAAACTATCTACGTCTGCTAATCTTTCAGTCAAACCGAAAAAGAATTCTACACCATCATGGTCATTAAGATTAAATCTTGTTTTAACCCACCATGGTTTATTTGCAACACAAGTATATTTTGCTGGTGCTGTTGATATTGCAGTTTGGTGTCCGCTAGTGCCGCCTGTGGCTAATGTAAATCCGCCATCCAACAAATCTGTTCCTGTAGCAGCCGTTAAGGTTCCTGAATTATCTGTATCCTGTTCCCAAATGTGCGTATCTGTACCTATATTTCCAAAAATGGCTTCATGCATAGCAGTATGATTATCAAGAACATGAACACCTATACGTTCTTGGAATCCAGGAACAAAAGGAGGAGCACTAAAAACTGCTTCTCCAAAGCCAGATCGTAAACTACCTGTACCTGTAATAGTGTAGTCGCCTGTAATACTTTTTGTTTGACTCATTATAGTAATCCTTAACTTGTATTATTTATCATCCCATTGAACTCCGCCAATGTGATTGTTTCAAAGTTTTCAAATTTCAAAAATTTGTCATCTGTAAAGTTATCCAAAGGATTTACATGCATAAAACGTTTGGTTGGATACTTCTGTATTATACCTATAATTTGATCTACCCAGTTACCAAAATATATAGGACTGTCACCTTTGTGTTTGTAGTTTTTTGTACCTGCGTATATGTTATTAATAGTGTTGTTAATGCCTTTGAGATCCATACCTATAAGAAAAAAATAATTAGCACAGGTATCTGATGCAAGTCCTAGTGCAGCAGGTCCACTGCTCATTCCTGTGTATTCTTTAGGTAATATATTTGCGCCACTATTTTCTATTTTCCATTGTTCACGAACATAGTGTACGTTTCTACTACTATATCCAGTGTGTTGTATTTCGTATGCCATGCCTTTGTCTGTGCTTACTAGTACAGTAGGGGAAAACTCCTCATATATTCTGTTACACCCATACACGGCACCACGATCAAGCAAACCTTTGCAGTTTACTTGTAATCGTGTTTGTCCATTTCCCAATATAAAGGCTAGGTCTTTGTTCACTTTTTACGTTTGAAAATGTCTATAATAGTTAACATTTTGTCAGTAAAGGATTCTTGTTGTTCAACACCCGGTGCACCTAGTGTTTTAAAAGTTCCTTGTTCACTTTCTTGTGTGACTTGATCTTGTTTAACTGTTTTAGCGTTTTCTTTTTTATTACGCTCTGCTTCACGAATTCTCGATTGTACAGATGTGCTTTCCATACGTTCTAAATTACCAAACATTGTTTGACAAATAGGACAAACTAAAACTACATCGGCGGTGCCCATAACCATGTTCATAGGAGCGTGTTTGGGTTTGCCATCAAATCCACCACTACATTCATAGGAAGTTGCAGGATCAATATATCTTATATCGCCCCAACGCCAGTGATGTTTCTTTAATATTTCTTCTTTTGCCATAATAGTCTCCTTGATGTTATTATAATGTAACAGAACCATAGCGAAAAGTCAATCTATATTTTAGGTAAAAAAAATGGCACCCCTTAAAAAGGAGTGCCATATTGTTAGTTTAAAACTTAGGTAAACGCTGTTGCGAGTGTGCCATCACTAAAGTTGACGCCACTTACATGCCAAAGAGCGTCTGTGATACATACATAGTTAAGCATGCTACCAATGAAACGTCCTTTTGTGTTACCATCAGCAACAAACTGGTGATCAGCCGCTGCCGGGATGTCTAGTCCAAGTGTTGCACCTGCGTTAGTAGCAACTACACTACCGACGTTGTCCTTATCAATCATAATAAGGGCGCCTTGTAGTACGTCTGCACTAGTTGCAGCATTAACAGTAAATGTGTTTGAAGTAACAGTTGTTCCAATGTGGAAACTGTACTCTAAACCTGCTGTTGCTGCTGGTAGTGTTACTACACAACCTGCTGCACGGTTGATAGTAAAAATACTACCTGACTGTGCAACTGTTGGTGCTAGTGTTGCGGCAGTATTTGCCACAATATTTCGTTTATAACTGAGTGTTAGACCAACACCGCCTGCTGTACTACCGTCAGAGATAAAGAATTGATTGGTTGAATCATCGAAGAATAAATCTCCATCTTTACCTGTATGACTAGCAGTTGCAAGGGAAATAGCCTTACCTCGTAGTACTCTAGTTGTCATTCCTCTTCTCCTTCAAGTTCACGACTTATGAGAATGTGATGTTTGACATCGCCACTTCACCAACATAGTCACCTGCGTTACCAAGTGAAGACGCTGTGTTTGAAAGTTCAACATAACCATAACGTGTCATGAATGATACGACTGGCTCAAAAGTTGATGGATCAAGCACTGTGCCACTTGACATTAGCGGAACGTATGGGCAATAGAATGCTGCCGCATCAGTTTCACTTGAGCCTTTGTAGCCAACAAGTACCGCTGTATCGTCTGCTGCATATGAATCAACATATACACGCATTGCACCGTTAAGTGTACCAACAAACTTAGTATTTGTAGGTGCCTCAAATGTGCCTTCTGTTGTACGAGCAAATGCACTAGTTGATGCACTCTGAAGCACTGTAAGTGCCTGTGGTGAAACAACTGCATAGTTACCTGCACCACGACGTGTGCGCTGTGCAATTTTGTTTGCTGTACGGTTAACAAGCACTGCAAGAGCTGCATGCTCATCACCAACGTATGTTGCTGTACCAGAAACTGTTGACTGGTTGAAAGTCTCTTCTGTTGCTGCTAATGAACGAAGTGAACCAAGAACTTCTTGGTCGATTTCAGCAGTGATCTCTTGTGCAAGAGCTGCCATTACTTCTGCTTCAACATCAATACCGTGCATTGATTGTGCATCTTGTGCTGCTTCAAATGTCCAGCGAGCTTGCAACTTACGAGTTTTTGCCTCGACAGGCTGCTTCAAGATCTGGATACTTAACGCACGACCGCCTGTACCTTCTTTTGCTGCAGTTACGTCACCCTTACCTGTAGTAAGTGATCCAGAATATGCTGTAGCAATTTTAAACGGTGATAGTGCTTCGTCACCTGCTAGTGTATCTGTGTCAAAAGGTGAACTCGCTGTTGAGTCTGCTGCTTCTGCATAGCGTACACGCAATGTGTGAATTTGACCCACTGGGCCTTGCATTGGCTGAACACCAACGATTTCGTTAGCAATAACTGTTGGCATTACACGACGGATAACTGGAAGAATAACACGGTTAAGTGTTGCTACGTTACCTGATGCTGATGCGCCTGAAGTTGCTGCCTCTTTCAAGTATTTGCGAGTGTTTTCTAAAACAACACTCATGCTGTTGCGGCGATTACCTTCTAGACCTTCAAGAAGTGCGTCTTTGGTATCATCCCAACGGCTTTCTAATAGTACGTCTGACATTAATTGTCTCCTCTGTTGTACTTTATTTCGCTAAGCCAGCAAGTTTACGGATGTCAACGATATTATCGTTTCCTTCTTCCACTTGGACTGTTTTTTGTTCTTTGTTACCTGTAACCTCTGTGCGACTTTCTGTGATGGTTTCTTTCTTAGATTCCTTAATCATTGATTTGCCGTCCAGTACTGCTGGTAGATAACGATCGAAAGCAGGCTTCAACTTTGAAGTCTGTACGCTTTCTAGTAGGTCAGTCATAATTGCTGCCTTATCTTTGTTGAGTGGCTTAAGAAGTGTGTTTAGTGTTTCTTTACGCTCTACACCCTCATTAATCAAAGCAATTTCTTGCTCCTTGCTCTCAACTAACTTTGACTTCTCTTCAAGACTCTCATTTACTTGAGTAACTTCTGCGGCAGCCGCTTGTACTGCTGCTTCTAGTTCCTTAATTTTTTGATTTTCGTTTAAGTGACTTGTAGAAAATTCTGATGCAAAAGTCTCGAATATTTTACGTCCGAAAGTATTTTCTTTTGCGATTTGAATATCTTCTTTAAGTTGAGTCATTTCACCTTTTAGATAGCCTGTTACTGCTTCGTTTACTGCTTTGCTTGTATGCTTAACAAACTTAGTTTTAAGTTCATCAAACTTTGTACGAGCTTCTTTAACTAAACGAACCTTAGTTTCAACAACATCGTTGCGATCTTTTTGGAAGTCTGAAATTTCTTCTGCAAGTTGTGCAGTAACAAACTCTTCGAGTTTGCCTACAAGTGCTTGCTGATCTGCTCTTTCAGATTTTAATTCCTTAATCTCTTCACTTAGTGTTTTCACTAAAAATTGGTCAAACGTACCACTTGATTCTTGCATTCTTGCAACAAACTTGGCACGATCTTCTGTAATTGCTTTACGCTCTTCAGCGATAGCAGCAATCTCAGTAGTTAGACCTTCAGTAACCATACGATCTAAGGCTTCAACCATAGTAGATTTATCATGCTCATAGCGTTGTGCAAACTCCTCACGAAGTTCTGCAGTAACCTGATTACGAGTTTCGTTAATCTTTGCTTCCCATTGCTCAGCAATTTCAGAACGAGTTTCCTCATTAACGAGGTCGCTATCCAATAGTGGTTTGATAGCATCTAGCATTTTGATCTCCTAGATCTTTAAGTCCCTGATAAGTCGAGTCATCTCTTCTTTCAGGTATTTTTGTACTTTGGCATCGCCGCTTGCTTCGCGAGCCATGTCAAGCACTTTATGCCCCCCACG